AAATAAAAAGAAAAGCTATAAATTTAATGGAACCTGAACCAATTAAATTTACACAAAGAGCAGAAAGTAAAAAACATTTAACAACAGATGTAGATAATTTAGAAGCAGTTCAAGAAGAATTAAGAAAATTATCAGAAGGAAGTTCTGTAAAAATTAATGAAGCAAATTTAGATACACCTGAAGGCTTAAAAGATGAATTTTTAAAATTTAAAAATAGTGTTCATAGACAACTTTCATCCATAGGCGGTGGTGGTGAAGTTAACTTATCTAATTTAGATGATGTTGATACATCAGCAAGAGCAAATGGATATGCTTTAAAATATAGGGCATCAGATGGAAAATATGAGTTTGGAGAAGTTTCTACTGACAGGTCAGCAATAGATGAAGATATAATTCCAGATGGAGATGGAACAAGAAGTTTAGGTTCATCATCAAAAAGATGGAAAGATATATTTCTATCAAGTGATACTATTAATTTAGGTGGTGCAACAATTAGTTCTGATGGAACAGGCACTATGACAATTGCAAGCACAGGAGTTACATTACCAACAGGTTCAAAAGATGCTGATGGAAATAAACTTTCAGTTGCAAATGCTGCTGGAAGACCTGTAACACAAGTTAATTTTTTTTCAAGGGCAGGCGGATATACAACAGCAAACAAAGTTTTTTTATTTAAAGGAAATGTGGCGGATCAAACAATCTTTACTGATTTTTTTGTTTCTGATGGAACTCAAATAACTGATACATCAGATACATTGTTCGCCTTCTAAATATAGCAAATGGCACAAAAAACACCAATAAAAGCGATATATAGTGGATCCACAGCAACTGGATTAGGAGAGTTCGCAGCTTCTGATACAGTAGATTATTCTGATGGTGGAACTGGTTTAGCAAGTTTAGGTTCAGCAGGACAAGTATTAAAAGTTAATTCTGGTGCAAGTGCTTTAGAATATGGTAATGTAGAAGCAGTTATAAACATTGATGGTATGACTGATGGCTCTGCTGTAACACTTCATGCCACACAAGATAAAATACCATTTTCTGATAACGGAACTGAAAAATATTTTACACCTACTACACTTGCTACATATTTAGGATCCTTATCTCAAACTTTAACAAATAAAACATTAACAAGTCCTGTTTTAAATACAGGAGTTTCTGGAACAGCAGTTCTCGATGAGGATGATTTATCAACTGATTCTGCTACACAATTAGCAACTCAACAATCAATTAAAGCATATGTTGATTCAAAGACCCACTTATCATTAATTGATGAAGATAATATGTCAACTGATTCAGCGACAAGACCACCATCACAACAATCAGTAAAAGCTTATGTAGATTCAACAGTTACTGCTGAAGATTTGGATGTTACAAGTGATAGTGGAACAATAGATATTGATTTAGATAGTGAAACTTTAACTATTGCTGGTGGTTCAGGTATTGATACATCTGCTAGTAGCACAACAATTACTATTGCAGGAGAAGATGCTTCAACATCTAATAAAGGTGTTGCAAGTTTTAGTTCAAGTGATTTTTCTGTATCCTCTGGTGCTGTTACAGTTAAATCAAGTGGTATTACAAGCACACAATTAGCAGGCTCAATTGCAAATGCTAAATTAGCAAATTCAACTATTACAGTTGCTGATGGTTCATCTACAACTGCTGTTGCATTAGGTGGAACAATTACTTTTGCAGGAACATCTAATGAAGTTGAAGTTGGTGAAAGTTCAGGAACAATTACAATAGGATTACCTGATGATGTAACTATAGCAGGTGATTTGACGGTTAGTGGAGATACAACAACAGTAAATACAGCAACATTATCAGTAGAGGATCCTTTAATAATAATGGCTTCTGGTAATAATTCTGCTGATGCAGTTGATATTGGTTTTTATGGATTGTATGATACATCTGGTTCACAAGACTTATATGCTGGGTTATTTAGAGATGCTGGTGATTCAGGAAAATGGAAATTATTTAAAGACAATCAAGCCGCACCGACAACTACTGTAAATGTAAGTGGCACAGGTTATGCTGTTGCTACACTTGTTGCAGATTTAGAAGGTGATGTTACAGGAGATGTTACAGGAAATGCTGACACAGCAACAGCATTAGCAGCTGGTAGAACAATTGGTATGACAGGCGATGTTGTATGGACTTCTGCTAGTTTTACAGGTTCTGGAAATGTAACAGGAACAGCTACAATACAAGCAACTTCTGTTGAAGGTAGTATGATTAATAATAATGTTATATCTGGACAAACAGAAATAACAAGTGGTTTAGCAGATGCTGATGAATTGTTATATTCAGATGCTGGAACTGTAAAAAGAGTTGGTATGGATACATTAAAAACTTATTTTTCAGCTCTTATAGGTTCAACTTCTGTTACAACTCTCGGAACAATTGCCACAGGAGTTTGGCAGGGAACAGCAATTGCAAGTTCTTATATTGCTGGTGATGCAATAGTAGCTTCTAAAATCGCTGATGATGCTATTGATAGTGAACATTATACAGATGGTTCAATAGATAATCAACATCTTGCAGGTTCAATTGCGAATGCTAAACTTGCAAATTCTTCAATTACATTAGGTGATGCTTCATCATCTATTATGACAATCAGTCTTGGTCAACAATTTAGTGTTATTGGTTCAAATGGATGCACAACTTCTTTGGATAATAATATTCTTACAATAAATGCTGAAGAAGCTACAGCTACAGGTTATGCAGCTGCACTAGCTCTCGGCTAATTTTTCTTTTCATATAAATATAGGTAGATTTAATCAAGAGGTGCTATGGCTAATCCTACAACCAGAGAAACATTAAAACAATATTGTTTAAGAAATCTAGGTAAACCAGTTATTGACATTAATGTTGATGACGACCAATTAGAAGATAGAATTGACGAAGGACTTCAGTATTTCGCCCAATATCACTATGATGGTATTGAAAGAATGTATTTAAAGTATAAAGTAACATCAGGCGATATTGACAGAATGAAAAGTGGTGAAGGAGATACTTCATCTACTGCTACACAAGGAAGTGTATCTACTGCTTATGAAGAAGCAAATAATTACATTGTAGTTCCTGATGAAATTGTTTCTGTAATACAAATTCTACCTTTATCTGATAAAAACAATATGAATATGTTTGATGTCAGGTATCAATTACGACTAAACGATTTATACGACTTTTCTTCAACAAGTGTTATTCATTATGATATGGTTTTAAGACATTTAGATTTTTTAGACCATATATTAGTTGGTGAAAAACCAGTAAGATTTAATCAGCATAAGAATAGACTTTATATAGATATGGATTGGAAAGTTGATATTAATGCTGGTGAATATTTAATAATTGAATGCTATAGAAAATTAGACCCTGAATCTTTTACTGACATTTATAATGACATCTATTTAAAAAGATATTTGACTGCTTTATTTAAAAGACAATGGGGTTCAAATTTAAGTAAATTTAATGGTGTTGTTATGTTAGGTGGTGTTACATTAAATGGAGAACAAGTCTATCAACAAGCACAGGAAGATATTGAAAAGCTGGAACGAGAAGTAAGAGAAAGCTATGATTTACCTGTTGATTATATGATAGGTTAAAAAATTCTATGCCAACAAATGTCTATTTTAATAGGGGTGGAACGGACCCTGAAAAAAGACTCTATGAGGATTTAACAGAAGAATCCATCAAAATGTATGGGCATGATGTGTATTATCTCCCAAGAACATTAGTTAATAGAGATTTAATTTTAGGTGAAGATGTTTCATCAAAATTCACACAGTCTTATATGGCTGAGATGTATTTTGAAACAACTGAAGGCTTTGCTGGCGAACAAGAAATAATCAATAAATTCGGACTAGAAATTAGAGAAGATACAACTTTTGTTATCTCTAAAAGACGATGGACTCAATTAGTTGATGACAAAGCAACACTTATTGTAGATGGAAGACCTAATGAAGGAGATTTAATTTATTTTCCTTTAATGAAGTCTTTCTTTGAAATACAATTTGTGGAAGACCAAGAACCATTTTTTCAATTAAATAACTTACCTGTTTATAAATTAAGAGTAACTAGATTTGAATATTCTAGTGAACCTATATCAACTGGAGTTACTGAAATTGATGCTAAAGCTGATGCAAGAACATTAGACCAATTAGCACATCAAGTATCATTAGAAGCAGAAACTGGATCCATATTATTAGAAAATGATACAGCAGATGGTGAAAGTAATTATATGATATTAGAAACTTATAATTTAGAAACACAAGAACCTTATGCTGACAATATAACTTTTGATAGTCAGGCAGGTTATACAACTTCTGTATTAACAGATGATATAATTGACTTTACAGAAAGAAATCCATTTGGAGAAATAGACGAGCAAATTTAATGTTTGGAACTTACACATATCACGAATCATTAAGACGATTAACTATTGCATTTGGGCAAATTTTCAATAATATTAATATTAAAAGAAAAAATGCAACTGATAGCACAA